AATACAAAAGTCAAAAAGATGAACGCGGGTGGTTTTATGAAGATCGGTGACGGTCTCCAGAAACTCGATGTGAACAAGGAAGACAAGCTTGATATGAACCGAGGCGGTATGGCGAAGAAGCGTAAAGCCTATTCCTCTGGCGGCATGGCCGAGAAGAAGCGCAAAGAGAAGTCCGACGAGGATACGAAAGGTTCTAAGAAATATAAGCGTGGGGAGCTAGTAGAAGCATCTCGCGGTAAGTTGGTCAAAAAGAAATGACAGCCAAAAAAGAACTGACACAAATGCAAGAGGCCTTCCTTGAAGCTCTCTGTAGCGAGGCTAGGGGAGATATCCGTGCGGCGATGAACGCGGCTGGGTATTCGCCTAACACTCGTATTAGTGAGGTGGTCACACCCTTGCGCGATGAGATTGTAGACCGAGCTAGTATGGTTTTGGCGATGAATGCGCCGAAAGCTACTTTTAGCATGGTAGACGTATTGAACGACCCGGGCTCTATGGGGGCAAGGAATGCAGTGGCGGCCGCTACTCAGATTCTTGATAGAACTGGATTGGTTAAGAAAGAACAGATTGAGATTAAAGGCCCAGAGGGGGGTGTATTTATTTTACCACCAAAAAAGGTAACCCCTGCGGATGACGAAGCCGACTACGACGAATAAATGGTCGGATAAGAAACGACCCAATAAAACATCTAAGCTACCCTATGGCTACATAGCCAGTGCAGACGATATCCTACTTGCTACCCCTGACTGGAATTTGGTCGGCTTTATTGAAAAGGCGATGGACTTCCTTGATGATGGGAATTCCTACCGTGAGGCCGCCAGATGGTTGGGCGAGAACTCAGGGCACGAGATATCTCACCAAGGCCTAGCGAATATTTGGAAGAGGCATAGGGGCGATAATAACCCCCGCGTAAAACAACTTGCCCAGCGCAAGCGTAAGAACGCACCCAAGACCAAAGAAGAGCGGGCGCTACACACCCTGAAGAAGCGGGAAGCGGCTACCAAACGTAGCCTGACCGTTACTAAGAAAAAGATAGAAGCCATACATGGGGAAGATGAATTAACCCTTGCAGTCCGAACAACTCAGGCACCCCTACAATTTAGTGACACCCTAGACTTCACGGCAAAGCCAGCGGAGTTAAATGTTATATTCTCCCCTAATGAAGGGCCACAGACAGAGTTCTTGGCGGCTTCGGAGAAGGAAGTTTTATACGGGGGTAGTGCGGGCGGCGGTAAGTCTTACGGACTTCTAGCTGACCCCATGCGATATTTTGGGAATACAAACTTTAACGGTTTGATCCTACGTCGTACCAACGATGAATTACGAGAATTAGTCTGGAAGTCTCAGGAGATATATCCCAAGGCCTATCCGGGGGCTAAGTGGCAAGAGAAGAAATCCCAGTGGGTATTCCCTAGCGGGGCCAAACTCTGGATGACGTATCTAGAACGTGACGAAGACGTTTTGCGTTATCAGGGACAGGCGTTCTCCTACATTGCCTTTGACGAGCTAACACAACACTCTACGCCCTTCGCTTGGAATTACATGCGATCACGTTTGCGTACAACAGACCCAAGCCTACCAACACATATGCGGGCAACGACGAATCCGGGTGGCCCCGGCCATTCTTGGGTTAAGAAGATGTTCATTGATCCAGCGCCAGCAAATCAAAAGTTTGCGGCCACGGACATAGAGTCGGGTGAAGTACTTGCCTATCCCGAAGGCCATGCGAAAGAAGGACAGCCTCTGTTTCATCGGAGGTTTATCCCAGCATCCCTTAAAGATAATCCCTACCTTATGGAGGGCGGTCAGTACGAGGCTAACTTGCTATCTCTACCCGAGATGCAACGAAGGCAGTTACTTGAGGGCGATTGGGCCGTCGCAGACGGCGCGGCTTTTGGGGAGTTCAGGGCCAAGACACACGTTGTTGATCCGTTTGAGATTCCTCTGGAATGGAGGCGCTTCAGGTCGTGTGATTACGGATACTCTAGCTACTCAGCAGTACACTGGTTTGCGATAGACCCAGCCTACGAAACTCTCATTTGTTACAGGGAGTTATACGTCAGTAAGCATACAGGCAGAGACTTAGCAAAAGCGGTCATGGAGCTTGAAGTTGGGGAGCAAATGAGCTATGGTGTGCTTGACTCTTCCTGTTGGCATAATAGGGGCCAAATTGGGCCTTCAATAGCTGAAGAGATGATTTCGATGGGTTGCCGATGGCGTCCATCCGACAGAAGTACGGGATCTCGCGTTGCGGGGAAGAACCGACTTCATGAACTACTCAAATATGACGAAGAAGCAGAAACACCGGGCATTGTATTTTTCAATAACTGCCGACAAATTATTGCGGATCTTCCCGTCATTCCCAGCGACCCCAAGGGCGGGGACGATATCGATGTCAGGTATCGAAGCGACCACACCTATGACTCAGTACGATACGGGATCATGTCCCGTCCTCGGTCTAGTTCACCGTTTGATGATTGGGGTCAAAAAAATACTCAGACTTGGAAACCCGCAAGTCGTAAATTTGGATACTAATTAAATGGCAATTCTTGATAGACCAGAAGACATAAATTTAGAAGAGAACTCACTGGGGTTGGAAGACGGGAGCCCTGAAACTAATGCTTCGTTAGATGGCTTAGTAGGGTGGATCGAAGGTAGGTATAATCGTTCAAATGATTCTAGACAATCTGATGAAACACGTTGGCTTACTTCTTATAGGAACTACAGGGGTTTATACGGCCCTGATGTCCAATTTACCGACAATGAGAAAAGTCAGGCATTTATCAAGATCACCAAGACTAAAGTTCTTGCGGCCTATGCTCAAGTTGTCGATGTGCTTTTTGCGGGTAGTAAGTTTCCTATTGGCATTGATCCTAGTTACAATCCTGTGGGCGTGTCTGGGCCTATACATTTTGATCCAAAAGAAGTTACCGAAGAAAAATTAAACGAAATGACTGGGGGCGAAGCTAAGTCCTCCACTATAGCTAGACCAGAGCTTTTAAAGAACTCTGGCCCTTTGGCCGACCAACTTAGTCGTGTAGAGGATCAATTACGGGAAGGTGCGGGCAGAACCCCGACAGCCCTTACCTTTGAGCCCGCCAAAGAAGCCGCTAGGAAAATGGAACGAACTATCCATGATCAACTAGAGGAAAGTGAAGCAAACAAACATCTACGCTCTACCGCTTTTGAAATGTGCCTATTTGGCACGGGTATTTTAAAAGGCCCATTCGCGCTCCAGAAGGAGTACCCGAAGTGGGGTGAGGAAGGAGAGTATGACCCAATTTTCAAGACTATTCCAAAAGTAGAAGCTGTAAGCATCTGGAACTTCTATCCAGATCCTGACGCTCGGAATATGGCAGAAGCAGAGTACGTCATTGAACGTCATCGGCTGAACCGCTCTCAGATGAGGGCTCTTAAAAGACGTCCTTTCTTTAGAGGAGAGGCAATTGAAGAGGCGATTGAATTCGGCCCCAATTATGCCCCCCACTATTGGGAGGACACCCTAGAAGACAACGAAGCCTCGGCTAGTATAGAACGCTATGAGGTCTTGGAATACTGGGGTGTTGTAGACGCCGAAGTGGCCGAAGAGGCCCAACTAGATCTCCCCGACGAAGTTTCGGAAAGCGAAGAAGTGCAGATAAATGCATGGATTTGTAACGGTCAGGTTATCCGCCTAGTCATCAACCCTTTTACCCCGATACGCATCCCGTACCACTCAGTCCCATTCGAGTTAAACCCATATAGTTTCTTCGGCATTGGTGTCGCGGAAAACATGGAAGACACGCAAGAAATCATGAATGGTTTTATGCGTCTCGGAGTAGACAACGCGGCACTATCATCAAACCTCTTGATTGAGATTGACGAGACCAACCTCGTGCCGGGACAAGACATGTCCGTGTATCCGGGCAAGGTGTTTAGACGTCAGGCTGGTGCGCCGGGACAAGCTATCTTTGGGACTAAGTTCCCGAACGTAACTGGGGAATGCCTCCAGATGTTTGATAAGGCACGGCAGTTGGCAGATGAAGCCACAGGTATGCCTTCCTTTGCTCATGGTAGTACAGGTGTGATGGGTGTGGGTAGAACCGCATCAGGAATGTCTATGCTCATGGGCGCGGCCGCACAGAATATTAAAGCAGTCGTTAGAAATGTTGATGATTATCTACTGGCCCCACTTGGTCGGTCTTTGTTCAGTTTCAACATGCAATTTAATTTCGATAAAAGTATTAGAGGGGATCTCTCAGTCGTTGCCAAAGGCACAGAAAGCCTAATGCGAAACGAGGTACGTTCTCAGCGTCTGCTACAGTTTATGCAGATGACGGGTAACCCCAGTATGGCTCCATTTGTTAAATATGACTACATCCTGCGTGAGCTTGCCGCTTCTATGGATCTCGACGAGGACAAGGTTCTCAACGACCCAAGGGAAGCCGCAATCCAAGCAGAGATGATGGCAAAAGTTGCCGCTCTTATGCCACAACAGCCACCACAAGGTCAGCAAGGCGGGGCACCAAGTCCCAACGATCCTACAGGCAATGGTGGCGGCAATATAGCACCGGGCAACGCTCCAGAACCCGGCGCACCCGGTTTTACAGGTGAAGGCGGCGGAGCGAATGGCGGCACACCACCCCCAGCACCTCCTCAAGGTCAGCCACAATAATGGAAAAAGCCGTAGCCAGATCACTACTACCTCTCGTTAACGATTCCGAGAAATACGCAATACTTCAAACTTACATTGAAAATCGCATAGATACGATGCGGTCATTTTTAGAGAATACCAAAGATCACGCCAAACTTATGGAAGTACAGGGTGCCGTTGCAGAACTGCGCCGCTTCCAGACACTGCGAGATCAAGCTCTGGAGGGAGCAAAATAATGGCAGAAGATACTTACACAACTAAAGGCCGCAAGGTTTACGAAGATCCTGAGACGGGTGAAAATTTCTCTGAGCGTACTGTTACCTTTGAGACCAAGTACGGCTGGGTTACTATTCCCTCTGTCAATGAGACAGGCGATGAAATTGACCAAAGAGATCTGGAACAATTCATTGAAGAAAATGGCCCTATAGACCCCATCACGATGGAAGAGCTTCCTGTATTTGAAAGTGAGCCCGAGGCTAGTGAATACGCCCGCGTTCGGAGCGACAGCCTACTACCAGAGGCAGAGCCGTCTTTTCCCGGCTACGATAGCGACTCTCCCGAAGCAAAGGGGGCCATTAGGGCTCTTGATGATATGGGTGAGGAACCTGTCGCAATGTATCACGGCGGTATGATGATGCCCGAGATGCTAGTCGGTTATGACGATGAGTCAGGCAACCCAATACCACCCGGCTCCAACGAAATGAATGTTCGGGATGATATTCCTGCGGCACTCAGCGACGGAGAGTATGTCGTTCCTGCGGATGTTGTTCGTTGGCACGGCCTAAAGCACTTTGTTGAAATGCGAGATGAGGCAAAATTTGGTCTTATGTCTATGCAGATGGATGGACAAATTCAATCGCTTGAAGACGAAGATACGGACTACGATGACACGCTTTGTGAAGAGTGTGGTGAAGTGGATTGTGGCTGTGATTACGGAGATTACGAAACTGAAGAAGGTAACGTAGTCGAAGAGGCAGTTGCAGAAATTGAAGAAGAAACAATGGAAGTCGAAGAGGAAGAAGACTCTTCTGACGGCAAAAATACTTATCGTCCCAGCGTCAAGTTTGCTGTGATGAAAAAGTAATTTGCGGATCGGGCTACCCGCACAAACCACCGACAATTTAGTCGGTCTACTTTAACGGCCCCCCAACGGAGAATATATGGCTAAGTACAGAAATGCTTATCGGGATGAACCTGATGAGCTTACTCAAGAGGCGCAACTAGCACCTGAAACAAACCCTACTACCGCACCAGCAAATGCTGATGAGGAAAGTTTTAAAAAACGCTACGGAGACCTTCGCAGACATATGCAAAATCAAATGTCTTCCCGAGACCAAGAATTAGCACAGGTCAAGGCACAGCTAAACGAAGCAACCCGAGGACAAATCAAATTCCCTAAATCCGAAGAAGAAGTTGATGCATGGTCGCGCAAGTACCCTGACGTTGCTAAGATTGTTGACACAATCGCACAAAAGCGAGTTCAGGAAGCTGTCGCGGACGCTAAAGTTGAGATGGATGGCATTAAAAAGCAACAGCAAGGCATCAAGACTGAAAAAGCGATGTTGGAGCTTAAAAAGATCCACCCAGACTTTGATAGCATCCGAGCAACTAAAGGATTTCATGAGTGGGTGACCGAACAGCCAGTTTCTGTTCAAGATGCCCTCTATAAGAACAATACTGATGCTAGGGCGGCGGCTAGGGCTCTCGATCTCTACAAGTCCGACAAAGGTATCCGTAAAATAAAGCCTAAGAATTCCAGTGCGGCCGCTCAGGCCATTGGACGAAGTGGTGTTGCCTCCCCAACGGGCGGTAGGTCTACTTTCACTGAAAGTCAGGTATCGAACATGAGTGCGGCTGAGTACGATAAGAATGAAGCCAAAATCATGGAGTCAATCAGTAAAGGGCTGTTTGAATACGATATGACTGGTGCGGCGCGTTAAATCACTTGCTAAAGCCTTAGTAATTGTGGTATAACAACCTTAACAAACCCCAGAGCCGAAACTTATGTATTTCCGTAGTCTAACTATAGTTATACATAACTTCCTACCTCACCCCCCCCTTACTTCAGAAGAACACTCTAAAGTTACCTAAGTATTGTTGGCCCTTCGTCCTGAAGATACCCAATACAACTTAGCCCTTAATGAAGTTTTCCCTTCTGTTTCGTTCCGACACTAGTGGCGTAGTTCAACTCCCGTTGAGCAACTCACAAAATTTTAGTGTCGATTTAACTTAACATCTATTAGGAGATGCATTATGGCTTTCGCAAAAGCTTCGGGCTACGCCAACTTACCAAACGGTAACTTTAGTCCAGTGATTTACTCACAAAAAGTACAAAAATCTTTCAGAAATGAATCTGTGGTCGAAGACATCACTAACACCGATTATATGGGCGAAATCGCTTCATATGGTGATAGCGTCAAGATCATCAAAGAACCAGAAATTACTGTTTCAGATTACGCCCGTGGCACAGCAGTCGCGGCGCAGAATCTAAGTGACAGCGATTTCTCTCTAACCATCGACCAAGCGAACTACTTTATGTTCAAAATGGACGATATTGAAGCCGCTCACAGCCATGTTAATTTCATGGACTTAGCGACTGATCGTGCCGCATTTAAATTGCGTGACACTTACGACCAAGAAGTATTAGGTTACTTATCTGGTTTTGAGCGTAACGCCGCTAACGATGCTTGGATTCAGCGAACAGCCGCTAACGGAACTAAATCACACGCAAGTGCTGGTGCCGACGAATTGATCTTAGCTAACAAGCTAGACATCGTTGACTTCGGTGGTTCTGATATTGGTGGAACAGCTTCTGCTTCTAAGCATGCTTTGACTTCTATCCCTCTAGCCGCTGGTGGCGGTTCTGGTGGTATCACTAGCCCTCTAGCAGTTCTTAACCGAATGGCTCGTAAGATGGATCAAGCTAACGTAGATACAGCAGATCGTTGGTTTGTAGCCGACCCTGTGTTCTATGAATTGCTAATGGACGAAGACTCTAAGTTCATCAACTCTGACTTTGGTGGTAGCGAAGAGCTACGCAATGGTCGTGTTGGTAATGGTCTCATCCGTGGATTCAAAGTGTATAAGTCTAACAACTTGCCGTTCTTTGGCACTGGCGCAGGAACTTCTGCATCGGCTGGATCTGAAGATAACTTCGGAGTCGTAGTTGCTGGTCACAAGTCTTGTGTAGCTACTGCACAACAGTTGGCTAAGACTGAAACGTATCGCGATACAGCATCTTTTGCTGACATCGTTCGAGGCATGCAGTTGTACGGTCGTAAGATCCTTCGTCCAGAAGCTCTAATGACTGCTCATTACAACTTAGCGTAACTCAGTAAGGGGTGCCCTTCTTAGGAGGGGTACTCCTTTTTTTATACCAAAAAAGAGTAATTTGACCAATGGCATCCACATTTCTTAGTCTCACAAATCGCTTACTTCGTAAAATCAACGAAGTGGAGATTGCTGAAGCTGATTTTGCTAATACGCGAGGTGTTCAGACACTTGCGAAAGACGCGGTTGCAGACGCCATTGGTCAGATTAATCAGGCTGAATACGAGTGGCCGTTTAACGCCGCCCAACATACTCAGGTTCTAGCAGTAGGTCAGGAAGAGTATTCTTGGCCCGAGTATTTCAAAATTGTAGATTGGAATAGCTTCCAACTTCAGAAAAATGAATCTCTCAATGTAGACCACAAGATGTTGCAGTTTTTGGGTCGTGACGAATACTACAAGAGCCACAAAAGTGCCGATGATGATAGCGGGTCTGCGGGTGTAGCTTGCCCAGAGTCCACTGCACCCTCTCATGGTAATGGTTATGTGGTAACGCCCTCACCTGACAAAGAATACACCATCCAGTTCAAGTACTACATGAACAATGTGGGCCTATCCTTACATTCTGATACAACAAGAATTCCAGATTCCTACGATAACGTGATTATCGATGGTGCTTTATATTATATGTATATGTTCCGAGATAACCCTGAATCTGCTGGCGTTTCCGTACAGGTATTCCAGCAAGGCATAAAAAATATGCAGGGCATCTTCATCAACAAATACGAGCGGGTCTATGACACCCGAATTTCTCGTGGCTCTAGAAATAGCTACGGGTATAAGGGGCACTAAGAATGGCCGATAGGGTACAGTCCTATAAAGTAATTTGTGGTGGTGGTCTGAACAGTAACGAAAATCATCTTGATTTGAGTGAAAACAGCCCCGGTGTCGCGACAAGACTGGTTAACTATGAAGTTAGCTTGTTTGGCGGGTACCGTAGAATTGAAGGTTTTGCCCCCTACAACCCTAACGCCAATCACCAAGAGATAGACCCCGTTAACAGTGAGGGTAAGGTTCTCTCGGTCGCGATCTTTAAAGACGATAATCTAGACACCACAATCGTCATAGCCTCTCGCAAAGTAAAGAAGTTCACCTATACAGCAACTGCTAGTCAGACTGCGTTTACTGGGGCGGATACAAATTCAAGAACATTGGCGGTTAACAACTCTGCCAATACTATAGTTAAACAAACTACGGGAACTACGACTACAACCCTAGTTTCGGGCACCCACTACAGCCTAAACGGCACGACCGTTACCTTGGCTACAGGTGCTACTGTTGGCGACACCATAGAGATAGATACAAACGAATATAAGTTCTATCGTTATGTTGCCTACTCCGCATGGGCCCCATACACCACAGGGGTCGTACACAAATTTAAAGACGGTGTGCGAGAAGTAAAAAAACTCCGACATGTGACTTTTAATTTCGGTGGCGGCAACAGGATTTGTTTCGTTGACGGGGTTAACAATGCAATTCTCTATGACGGATCTAACTGGAAATCTATTAGCCCAAATAACTCGGGTGGTAACTCCAGTCCCGGTGGGCCAAGTGCATTAGCACGGCCAGAGCTTGTAGATGCGTTTGAGAACCACCTATTCCTAGCTGGAGACAGAGTAGCCCAAGCAACGATTGCTTACTCGGCACCTCTCGACCCACTAACATTCACATCAGCCGCTGGCGCAGGACAACTGGCTATCGGTTTTGATGTAGTACAGTTTAAGCCCTTCCGAGATGACCTGTTCGTCTTTGGTACAAACGGCATTAAGAAAGTTTCACCTGACGTAACCGCTGGGTTTGTTCTAGACCAGATTACAACCAACGTAGGCTGTATCGCTAGAGACTCAGTACTAGAAATCGGGGGTGACCTTGTATTCCTTGCACCAGACGGATTACGACCAGTAGCGGGTACTAGTAGGATTGGTGATGTTGAATTAGAGACTATCTCTAAGAGCATACAACAACTACTTACAGCCCTGCCTTCTGACTACGACCTAGAGACGCTTAATGGCGTGGTCATCAGGAGTAAGTCCCAATTGAGATACTTCATTGGTGATGACTCAGTTTTCACGCAAGACAGCTTTGGTATTATTGGCGGCCTTCGATCCGCAGACCAACGCCTTGGTTGGGAATTTGGTGAGCTAGTTGGGATTAGAGCCAGTTGTTGTGACTCCGCCTACGTTAACTCTAGTGAGCTAGTTTTACATGGAGACTACAACGGGAAAGTCTATCAGCAAGAGCAGACTACCCAATTTGATGGGGCAGATATCCTCGCAGTGTATGCAACCCCATTCTTTGATTATGGCGACACCGAGGTCAAGAAGACCATGCGTAAAGCCAATACATTTATTCGTGCTGAAGGCCCCCTCACTCTGAACATGGCGGTAACGTATGATTGGGAAGATCCCAATACGGCCAAACCTAGTTCTTACTCGCAGGAGTCCGCTGGCGCACCAGTACGTTATAAAGGGAAAAATATTAATTATGTCGGCACAAACATTAACTACGGCGGTAGCGCAAAGCCTATTGTCACCACTAGCCTACAGGGCTCTGGCTACTCTTGTCAGCTTACCTTCGTTACTCTGGGAAATTTCAACCCGTACAGTATCCAAGGCATTGTTTTTGAATTCAGCATTGCAGGGAGACGTTAACTAATGGCGGGATATACTAGACAGTCAATCGCGGACATTATCAACGGCGCGAACATTACAGCACCCCCAATCAATGCGGAATTTAACCAAATTCTAGCCGCTTTTAACGCATCATCAGGACATACTCACGATGGATCAACGGGCAGTGCCCCTAAACTACCGCTTACGACCTCCGTATCTGGTTATTTGCCTGTGGCTAACGGTGGTGTTGGCGGACGTAACAATACGACAGCAACGTCTGACCCCGCAACATCCAACGACAACACTCAGGGTTATGCTCCCGGGTCGCTGTGGATCAACGCCAATACCGGCTACACCCATATGTGTTTATTCAACACGACGAACAATGCAAACTGGGTAACTATAGCGGCAATCAGCAATACTAATATCATTGCTCCAAAAGCCACGAACACTGTGGACGTTGGTACCAGCACCCTCCAGTTTAAGGACATTTACGCAGACGGCGTAGGTTACATCGATACTATTAGTTCTGAGACCATGTCTAGCACAGGTAACGTCGGTGTTGGTGGCGCTCTAGCTGTAACAGGCAACGCAACAGTAGGCGGTACTCTTGGAGTAACTGGCCTAAGTACCCTAGCTTCTTTAGGCGTGACGACTAACCTTACAGTAGGTGGTGGCGTAGGTATTACTGGCGCTACTGTTATGTCGGGCAACTTAAACGTCAACGGCAACACTGTACTCGGTAACGCGGCGTCTGACACTGTAACAGTAACAGCGGACGTAGCATCTCACCTTATTCCTTCAGCAGACTCTACTTATGATCTCGGTGCTACCGGATCTGAGTGGCGTAATCTGTACATCGACGGCACTGCAAAGATTGACGCCCTAGAAGCGGATACAGCAAACATTGACGGCGGTAGCGTAGACGGCACTTCAATCGGTGCGGGGACTCCCTCGTCTGGTAGTTTTGCAGGGCTTACAGCTACAGGCACAGTTAACCTCTCGGGCGCTACAGTATCTAATCTAGGTGCGGTAACTACAGCGGACATTAACGGCGGTACAATAGATGGCGTAACCATCGGTACTAACTCCGCAGTAACTGACCTTCGCGTAGATAACCTAAAGGTTGATGGCAATGCTATCACCAGCACAAACACAAACGGCAATATTGACCTTACTCCAGCAGGAACTGGTGAAGTTAATATTAGCAAAGTAGACATTAACAGCGGTGCCATTGATAACACAGTTATCGGTGCAACTACTGCTGTCGCAGGATCTTTCACTACTGTATCTACCTCGGGTCAAGCAACGCTTGCTACTGTAGATATCAACGGCGGTGCAATCGACGGTACGGCAATTGGCGGATCATCCGCTAGTTCGGGTGCCTTTACCACAGTAACTGCCTCTGGCGGCTTCTCAGGAGCTATCAGCGGTAATGTTACGGGTAACGTCAGTGGTAACTTGACTGGCGATGTAACGGGAGACGTTACAGGTGATCTAACAGGTAACGTAACAGCTTCTAGTGGGTCATCGACCTTCACTAACGTAGTTGTTAACGGCACTCTTAATATGAATGCTGGTACGTCTGCTACAATCACCAATCTGACAGCACCTAGTGCCGATCTAGACGCCGCAACTAAGAAATATGTAGATGATGAGATCTCTACTTTAGTAGGAGATGCTGGCGCTGGGCTTAATACGCTCGGAGAACTGGCTGATGCACTGAATGACGATGATGATTTCTCAGCTACGGTCACAGCTAGTATTGCGACTAAGCTACCCAAAGCGGGTGGCACAATGTCCGGTGTTATCGCTATGGGATCTAATAAGATCACTGGCGTTACAGATCCGACAGCTAATCAAGATGCATCTACTAAAGCCTACACAGACGCCCAGCGCGATACTCGTGTAGCCAAGTCAGGTGATACAATGTCTGGTGCCCTTGCAATGGGTTCCAACAAAATTACAGGTCTAGG